TAGAGGATATTGATAAAGCATCAAGGGAGGGTGTAAATAAGTCATTTGGTCATAAAGGTCAAGCATATGATTTATTTAAATATAAAGGTGGTCCAAACTGTGGTCATTACTGGGAAGAAAGGTTATATAAATTAAAAAAGAAAAAAGATGGCGAGTATTATGAAGATAAAGCATTATCTAGTAGTGAAGAAGTTAAAACAATACCTAAAACATATAAACCAAGACCAGCAGGGCATAAAAAGGCTAAAGTTGCACCTAAAGATATGAGTAATCAAGGCTATAAAACAGCAAGAAAAAATAAGAAGTAATGGCACAAGTATTATTTATAAAAGTACAGGACTTAAAAAAGAATACAATACTAGATGGTAATGTAGACGTTGATAAGTTATTGCCTTATATAAAATTAGCACAAGAAATACATATACAAAATTTCTTAGGTACTAAACTATATGAAGCAATAGAAACAAAAATAACAGATGATACACTAACGGGTAATTATCTAACATTAGTCAACAACTATATACAACCTGCATTAATACATTTTGCAATGATGGATTATTTACCATTTGCAGCATATCAAGTAAAAAACGCAGGTGTATTTAAACACATAAGCGAAAACGCTGAAAGTGTAACTAAATCAGAGGTAGATTATTTAGTAAATAAAGAAAGAGAGTTTGCAGAGTATTATATAAGAAGAATGATAGATTATTTAAGTTTTAATAATAATTTATTTGTAGAATATAATCAAAACTCTAATGAAGATGTATATCCAGACAAAGACAATTTATTTAATGGTTGGGTTCTATGAAAAGATATAAGATAAAAAACAAAAATATAGTAAAATTAAAAAAGTATATAAATAATAAATTAAAGAAAAATGGCGACATTAACTGGAAATTCAATAAGTAGTACTTATACATCGCTGTTAAAAGTAGGTGATAACGGAACACTAGCTGCAGCATTGCAATCAATTACAGATGGTGCTGGTAACACTAGTGGTTTAAGTATGAATACAGGCGGTGATTTAACTGCTTTAGGTACAATAACCGCTAATGCTTTTAGTGGACCATTAACTGGCAATGTAACTGGGAATTTAACAGGTAATGTTACGGGTAATGTTACAGGTAATTTAACTGGAAATGTTACAGGAAATGTAACGGGAGATGTAACTGGAAATGCAGATACGGCAACAGCATTAGAAACAGCAAGAACAATAGCAGGCGTTAGTTTTGATGGTACAGCAAATATTAGTTTAACAACTGATAATATTACAGAAGGATCTAATGAATATTATACTGCAGAAAAAGTTGACGATCAAGCGAATACTTTGATACAAGCAGGTACGGGTATTACAAAAACGTATGATGATAATGCAGGAACACTAACAATAGCAAATAGTGCGCCTGACCAAACCGTATCGTTAAGTGCAGGATCGGGAATATCAACTAGTGGTACATACCCTAGTTTTACAATTACAAATACACAACCTGACCAAACAGTAAGTTTAACTGCGGGTACAGGTATTACTGTAACAGGTACTTATCCAAGTTTTACAATAGCTAATAGTGGAGCAGGGATAAGTTTAACAGATTTATCTGCAAATGATACAGGCGGACTAGGAAGTTTTAGCTATGATAATACAACAGGTGTGTTTACTTACACGGGACCTTCGGATGCAAATGTAAGAGCGTTAATAAGTGCGGTTGACAATGGTGGTGACGGTTCTTTGTCTTACAATAGTTCAACAGGAGTTATTTCCTATACTGGACCAAGCTCAAGTGAAGTACAAGCACACATTACTAAAACATATGTAGATAGCTTAGGGATAGCCGCATCAACTGCAGATACCTTATCAACACCAAGAACAATAAATGGTGTTTCATTCGATGGTAGTGCTAATATTAGTTTTGATACTGATTCAGTTAGCGAAGGAACGAGCAACCTTTATTATACAACGGCTAGATTTGACACAGCATTTGGAACTAAATCTACAACAAATTTAACTGAAGGAACTAATCTTTATTATACTTCGGAACGTGTAGATGATAGAGTTGCTAATTTAATAGTAGCAGGTACATCAATTAGTAGTACTTATGATGATGTAAGCAACACATTAACTATTGCTAATACAGCACCTGATCAGACAGTTGCTCTTACAGCAGGTACGGGTATAACTACATCGGGTACATATCCGAATTTTACAGTAACTAACTCCGCTCCCGATCAAACGGTATCTTTAACGGGTGGCGCAAATGTAACGGTAACAGGAACATACCCTAGCTTTACTATTGCTGCAGCTTCAGATACAGATACAACTTATACATTAAGTAGTGAAACATCAGGCGCTAATGCAATAATAAGACTAACAGGTAGCGATGCTAGTACTGATGATGTAACACTTGCAGCAGGTAGCAATATAACTATTACAGAAACAGGTGATACAATAACGCTATCTAGTGAAAGTACAGATCAAGTAAGAGTAGCTTGTAAAAATACATCAGGAAGTACAATTACAAAAGGAACACCTGTATATGTAACAGGTTCAGTTGGCGCTTCGGCTGTAGTAACTGTTGCACCTGCTAATGCGGCAAGTGCATCAACTATGCCAGCATCAGGTTTATTATTAACTGATTTAGCAAACAATGGTGAAGGATATATTGTAACAGGTGGTGTACTTAAAAACTTAACTACTGATCCAATAGACGGAGTAACGCCATCAGAAAATGATACGATTTATGTAAAATCAGGAGGAGGTTTGACAACCACAAAACCAACAGGAACAGCATTAATACAAAATGTAGGTAAAGTAGGTAGAGTATCTACTACAGCAGACGGTTCAATATTAGTTTCATCAATACTTAGATCAAACGATATTCCTAACATACAACAAAATTATTTTTGGTTAGGTAATTCTAGTGGAGTACCAACGGCAACTGAACATACATTATCAACTTTAACTGATGTTACATTAACAAGTCCAGCAGCTGGTAATTTATTAATTTACGATGCTAGTAATTCATACTTTGAAAACGCTTTATTGACAGCTGGAAGTAATGTAAGTATAACTAACGCAGATGGAAGTATAACTATTGCATCTACAGATACGACTTATAGCGCAGGTACAGGACTTTCTTTAACAGGAACAACCTTTGCCTTAGACGCAGCATTAAACGATCTTACAGACGCTAATATTAGCACCCCTGCAGCAGGTAATGTATTAATATATGATGCAACAAATAGTTATTTTGAAAATGCATTATTAACTGCAGGCGCAAATGTTACAATTACAAATGCAGACGGATCAATAACAATAGCAGCAACTGACACAAATACTACTTATACTGCGGGTAGTGGGTTAACACTTACTGGAACAGAATTTTCATTAACTAATGATACTGTAACAATAGGTGGTACATCATTAGCTTTAGGTGGTTCATTAACAGCAACTTCAGGAGCATTAACGATAGGTGGTGATGGTAGTACGGGTGGTGTAACAATAAATGACGGTAGTATTCAAATAAGAACTGGAACAGGTAATGTAGCAGAAATGAGAATGTATTGTGAATCAAGTAATGCGCACTATCAAACATTAAAAGCAGCACCACATAGTGCGGCAAGTAGTGCAGTATTAGTATTACCAACTGCTTCAGGTGATTTAGTAGGTACAGGAGATACAGGAAGTGTAGCAACTGCAATGGTTGCTGATGACGCAATAAATTATTCTAAATTAGGTGCAGAATATACAACTTCAGCAACAATATCGGCAAGTGATGTAGATTGGTCAACGGCAGCAGTACATACTAAAACATTAACAGCAAATACTACGCTTACATTTAGTAACGTTAGTACAGGTATGACAGTTGATTTAGTAATAAGTGGAAATTATACGTTAACTTTACCTGCAAGTGTAAAAGAAATAACAGGTACTTATGATGGAACGGTAGCTAACCTAATACAAATAGTAAGTACAAATGGATCAACAGAACAATGGGCAACAATAAGTAAAGAAGCATAATGTGGGCGAATAATATAAATGGTGAAATAATAGTATATAGTAAATTACCAAGTTATTGGGATGGGGTTAATTTTTACTCTAAAGCGTTTGCTTGCTCACCAGTAGAAATATTAGAAGAAGAAGGTTTTTTTCCAATAGTAGATCCACAAATAGATACCGAAACAGAAGAACTAGGAGATTTATA